GTGGTGCCGCGCAGGAACGGCAGTGGCCGCGCGCTGGTGCTGCCGACCGGTGGGGCAACGAGCTCGCATCCGATGACGTCCCGGCTCGCGTCGTCGAAGCCAGTTTCGAGGCGGCGTGGATCGAGGCGAGCAGGCCAGGCGCTCTGTCTACGACCTATACGCCGGGCCAGAACAAGGTCCTGACCGAGGTCAAGGGGATCAAGTGGCAGGTGGTCGGCGATGCAAGCCGCGATGACGCCATGTGGCTTGTCTCCACGGTCATCGACGGCATACTAGGGCCGCTCCTGATACCGCGCGATATTCCTTACGCCTTGGTGGTGTAGGCGCGGCTTTCACCGCGCCCCGACCGTCACTTCGTCTTCTTGTGTTCTCCAAGGAGGCCCTTCTGAGACGGGGCCGAGGCGTTAACCTTCGGCTTCTCCTTCTTCGGCTTTCGGGCTTCTTTGCTACCTTTTCGCTGTTCTTTGGACATGGCGTGCCTCCTGGCGCGGCCGGCGGTCAAGCGCGGGCTCGAGAGCAGTATCGCACGGGCAAAGATCGCTTCCTAAGGAATTCGATGATGGAGAACTGGACAGGAATCGCTGCAGAGGTCGACGAGGCCCTGCGCTCGATCGCAGACGTCTCCCAGCCCGGCGGTTATCCCGTCACGCTGCGGAAGGTGTCGACCACTGGCGGAGTTCCATGGGATCCGACGTCGGGCACCACCACGATCACCTACCACACGCTCTATGCCGTGGAAGACAATCGCGAGATCCGAGACATCAACGGGACTTTGATCGGCGAGACCCGCAAGACGCTGATGGTCAATGCAACTGGCGTGGTGCCCAGCGACGACGATCGGGTCCTCGTGGGTGAGGCGCTGGAGTTTCAGGACGAGGCGACCGACGGCGCCGTGGCTTGGGTCGAGATCGCAGCGGTTCGGCCGCTCGCTCCGGCCGGCGTCGCGGTGCTCTACGAAATCGATCTGGTGAACTGATGGCACGACGCCCGACGCCGCGGCAAAGGCTGCAGGCCCTCGTCGACAAGTTCGAGCCTGCCTTACAGCAAGCTTTCCTGTCCGCGATCGACGATCTCCGCAATGGCGTGCAGATCGGGGTCGTGGCGGAACGGCTTGAGCGAGGCGACATCGACGGCGCGCTGCGTGCTCTGAATATCGAACCTGCCGTCTTCCGTCTGTTCGAGGAGGGTGTGCGCGAGGCCTACATCGGCGGCGGTGTGGCGGTCACGGGCGCATTGCCGGCCATCCGCGATCCTGACGGCCAGCGCGTCGTCGTCCGCTTCGATGCTCGCTCACCACGCGCCGAGAGCTTCATGCAGGATTTGTCGGGTCGGAACCTGCGGGTGGCCGACGATATCCTGCTTGCGGCACGGCAGCACATGACACAGGGGCTCTTGGACGGACGAAACCCGCGCTCGGTGGCACTCGACCTGGCAGGACGCGTGAACCGCGCCACAGGGCGCCGCACAGGCGGGATTATCGGGATGACGAGCCAGCAAGAGGCTTACGTCCGGGACGCGCGAGCCATCCTGTCGGACCCTGACCGCATCAGGGAGTATTTCGCGCAGGATCGGACGACGAAAGCGTTCAAGCCGAGATTTACCCGTACCAGCCGCCGTTTCGACCGCGAAGTGACGGCGGCCATCAAGGCGGGCAAGGCGCTGCCGGCGGGGCGCGTCGACATCATCACCGGCCAGCTCTCGGACAGCTATCTGTTTCTCAGGGCTGAAACGATCGCGAGGACCGAAACCATCGGCGCGCTGAACGCCTCGCACCGGGAGAGCTTCGAGCAGGTCATCGGCACCGGCCGGGTGCAGCGCAATGAGGTCCGGAAGATTTGGCGATCGACAAAGGACGCCCGCACCCGCGACACCCATCGCGGCCTCGACGCGGAAAGCGTTGGCTTCGATGAGGTCTTCCCGAATGGCCTGCGCTATCCGTGTGATCCGCTCGGCGCAGCGTCCGAGGTGATCAACTGTCGATGCTCGGTGGACTATCGAATCGACTATTTCGCGAACCTGACCTGACATGGCCCAATCGTTTCAAGCGCAGGTCGATGCATGGGTGCAGGCGACCGAGGCGAGGATGCTGGCTGTCTTCAGGACGGCGGCACAATACGTCAGTCTGGACGGGCCGCTTCCCATGCGCGGGAAGGCAGGCGACGGCTATGTGGCGCCGGAGATGACCGCGGTTATTGCCGGGGCTGATCTGGGCGACACCATCTACGGGTCGTTCGTCGCGGAATATGCTGGCTTCCAGGAGTATGGCGCCAACGGCCGGCCCGGGGCGGGCATGGTTCGGCTCTCAGTCCAGAACTGGCAGGCCCATGTCGACCGCGCCACAGCCGAAGCTAAGGCTTCTGTTCAGTCGCGCGGATAAGCCCGGCCATCGTCATCAATAATGCGGCGCGGCTCGTCTTGATGGCCGTATCGCCGCGCACCGTCTCGCCTGACAGGTTCTCGAGCTCGAACGCCATCCGGTGGAGGCGGTCGACGATCTCGTCATCAGGAAGTGGGGCGGGCGGCTGTTTCACGCCGGAAGGGATAGCATGCCATCAATTCCGGAAGCTACAGAAACCGCGCTGTTCACGTGCGCGGCGGGTCTGGCTGCCATCACTGGACTGCCGATCGCCTGGCCGAACGTGAATTTCACGGCGCCGGCGTCTGGCCGGTATCTGCGGGTGGATCATCTGCCGAACACGACGCGGCGGCCCTTCATCAATGATGCAGAGCATATTCGCCCCGGCATCCTGCAGGTCATGGTCGTGGTGAAGAAGGCAGAAGGGAAGACTATCGCCACCCGCTACGCCGGACAGGTCGTCGACCACTTCCCTACGGACAGCAAGATGGTTTTGGACGGCATCACGGTGCGCATCACGAAGGAACCCGATATCGCGCCCCCGCTGCCGAACGACACCAGCTTCATGATCCCGGTTTCGGTGTCTTACGAGACCCGTGCCTGACCGCGCCTTAGGCAAGCGCACTTCCATCAGCACAGGAGGCCGATATGGCCCAGTCATTCCCGGTCGCCGGGCGCAAGATCTATATCGGTGGCCTGTTCACGGCGCCGACAGACGGCAGTCTCCTCGTCGCCGACGACTTCTCGGCACTGACGGCGGAGACCTGGATCCCGATTGGGAAGTGGCAGTCCACCGGCACGCTCGGTGGCGACCAGGCCACAATTACGACGTCGTATCTGAATGAAGACTACGATGACGTCCAAATGGGCACCAAGAACCCCGGCACGATGCAGAACACGTTTGGGATCGTGCCGGCTGATCTTGGCCAGATTGCACTTTATGCAGCCGCCGGCGACCGTCGTCTTCGCGAATTCCTCGTGGAGTTCCCCGACGCGCCCACTGGTGCATCCCCTCATGGCAGCATCCGACTGTTCGCAGCATATGTGAAGCAGCCTGTGGAGCAGGGCGGGGAGGCCAACACGATGGGCATGGTGGCCTGTGAACTGGTCAAGTTCCGCAACATCGTCCGCGTCGATGCCGCTTCGACCGGCGGTCCTGTTGGAGCTGGTGTCTGATCATGGATATCACATCTCTCAAGCGCGACAGTTCCAAGGTCGAAGCCGGTCAGTGGGTCGGCGACATCCCGGGCATGGAAGACGTGCGCCTTCGCGTGCGCGGCCTCTCCAGCCCCACGGTTGTGGCTCTCCGATCGTCCAAGGAGCGCCGGGTCTCCCGTGACGGCCGGCAGCGCGATGGAAGCCTCAAGACCGAGGTCGCCCTGCGCATCCTCGGCGAGGTGCTCCACGAGGCTGTCCTGCTCGAATGGGACGGCCTGACCAGCGATGGCCAGCCTCTCGCCTATGACCCGGACATGGCCAAGGAGTGGCTGACCAATCCGGATTATGTGGCCTTCGCCGATGCCGTCGTCTACGCCGCGCAAATCGTGGACAAGGGTAGGGCGGCCGACACCGAAGAAATGGGAAACGGCTCGAAGAAGTCGTCGCGCGTAGCCTCGCTGGCGACGAGCTGATCCTTGATGGTGATCTCGTGCCCGGAACCCAGGAATGGCTTCACGCCTTCTGGGAACTGAGCACGGATCGTCAAATCGGAATGGGCGTCGGGCCTATCCCGGCATCTTCAGTGTCGAGATGGGCTGATCGGGCGGGGCTGGATGAAGATGAGACCGAGACCTTCCGCTCCTGTATCAGGGCGATGGATCGGGCCTATCTCGCCTATGCCAGCCTGCCGGAAGAGCAGCGGCCGAAGTCCTCGGGTCGGGAGCTGAGCCCGGAGTTGTTCGACGCGCTGTTTGGGTGATGCGCAGATTGGGGCGGCGGTGACGTCTGGGCTG